GGACATGAGCGCTTGCGGACTTTCGAACGCGTACTACGATTCCCATCGTAGTCAGTCCCGTCTCGTAACGAGATGCGTCCTGCGCGTAGATAGCCTGCGACTAGTGATACAACGAGGCCGCCAGCATTATAGCTGAAGCGGTAGTTACCTATCCCAGGTAACGAATCACAGTCTTCATCAGCAGGTATAGACAGCGTAACAAGTTCGTGAGCCAGAGCATGATATATGCGAGCTCCCGTAACACTGTACGTAGGTTTTCCAACCGTCGATCTTGGGGCTTTGATTCCTTCATCGTCGCCATCCCGGTAAGGTATCCAGAGTACTTCGGACACCTCCCTGAAAACGGCATTGATTAGGGCTTCAAGCCTTAGTCCTGTCTTGGTTTCCCACTTGATGAGTCTATTGATCAGACTATAGCAGTCAGAATCGCGGTCAAGGTCTTTTAGGTAGACCCCACGGACATTCACTCCGTTAAAGTAGTCGTGACCGCAACTCTCGCGGAACGGGCCTGTGGAAAAGGATTTCTCCTCGTTCACAATGAAGCCGAACAGGGCAAGCGCCCTGCAGACAAGCGGGTAAGCCTCACGGCACACCGCAATGTCATCTCCAAATACGCCGGCGTTGATCTGCTTTGGTTTCCCATAGCGATCGCGACGTTGATGAAGTGGCGACAAGAATGCGTCTTTTCGGGCGGTCCCAAAGTAGGGATCCAAGCCCAGCATTCTGTAACAGGCACATACCACGGCCGCAAAGAACATGGTCTGCAGGGGGAAGCAATACCCATTCCCCATACTGGCAACCATGTGCATCTCCAAGTACTCTCCTGAGGGTAAGAGAGTCTTGGGGCTTCGGGTCCGACGCAACCAAGTGTTGAACCACCTTGGCATTGTCCCATCCGTAAGCCCTAAAGAGATGCTATTTGACGCCGACTTCAGGTCGATTGTGGCAATAGTGCCATCCAACGACCCCAATCGAGCGAGCCACTGATTCTTCACCGGCTGCGTGCTCAGGTTGATCCCGAGCCGACTTTCCAGGCGATCCTCAATGTAGCCCCCGATCCCAAGCTGGAAGAACATCTCCAGCACAGGCTCGGAACAAATAGTGCGGTCTATATCGTACTGCTTGCGCACAGTACCTAACTTCGACCCCTCAACGACCAATGACCCATGTTGGTTTTCCCTTGCGATTTCTGCGAGGGCCCAGGTAGGGTTGTGTCTGATCGCTGCGCAGTAGAGCGCATGCAGCATAGGGTTGCTTCTCGACAGGGAACTGTCGAACAACTTCGCGTAGAACGTGGCTATGTCCACGCCCACCGAAACCCCCGGCCCTGTACGCGCCGACTCAGTGAGTCGGGCCAGTGTAGCCGGTGTGCCATCGTCATCTAGCAGCCAAGAATCGAGGTACGATACTACTTCCCCGATAATCTCTTCGTCAAACAGGAGCCTAGGCTCAAGGACGAATGTGCGGCAGCGCTCGTTGTCGGCAATGAAGCCGTCAATAGCTTTCTGCTTAGCATCTGGCGCGACGATTCCCCTGAATTTCTTCAGGAAAGAGCGACTCATTGCAAGTCGATCTGCGTCTTCAACGGCCATGTCCGAGGTGAACATGGGTCCGTCTACGGGTCCTAAGTCTGCAGCAAGGAGTTCAGCGAGTTTCTCCGGCGTAAGTGCAGTCCGGAGCATCGCTTCTAGCCCACGACTTGATTGGACTCTCCAGATCCATCGATCACCGGCCACTGGATGTGGTCCTCGGTGGCGTCCTCGAGACCAACCACCGACGGGATCTCAATCGCTGACATCGATGCGAGCGGGTCGACCTGACCCCACCCCATCACCAGCGTCTTCGTCCCGTCAGGGTAGTGGATGATCTCAGGCGCGGGCGTACCGTCTGCCCGCGCTTCCCAAGCCTCATACGCCTCTGTGAACAAGCGTGTGAGATCGCCATCCGGCGAAGGTTCGCTGCCAACCTCAGGCAGCTCGGGTTCATCGACTTCCTTGAGCACCTTGCGGAGCTCTTCGGAGTTGCCAACAGACCTCATCTCGGAAAGGACTTCGTACAAGACGCGGAAGCTGCCCCGCACGTCCTTTTCAGGAACACGCGGGAACCACTGCGTCAAACCGGCCTTGACTTGGGTCGGCTTGTACATCGGGATGGAAGACACAACCTTCCCAGCTTCGAGGAGCGCAAAGCTCCAATGCTTCTTGGCCGTGAGGCCGAGCATTCCGCTCTGAACGAGACGGTAAGCCAGATCGACATGATTGTCGACATGAAGGTGGACGCCGGTGTCAACCGGGCCGCGCTTGGTCACATAGATCAAACAAATCTTCGACATCGTAGTTCTCCAAAAGTTGAGGAACAGAGATTACGGCATGTTTGCATGCCGGCCGCTTTCGCGGCGCGTGGGTTTCGCCCAATGCTTCCCAGCATTGGCGACCTGGGATCACATCGTGCCCGTGATGAGCGTGTCGATGTAACCCTGGGCGTTGGCCCAGTCCAGGCCGCAAGTGAAGGACATGAGAGCCTTCAAATTGGCGGGGTCGGCGACGTCCGAACCGGCGGGAGTGCTGAAATTGCGCTCATCGACGGCGATCGCGTACGGTTGCCCTGCGAGCGGCACCACCCCTTTGTGGGCGACGCGCTTGCAGACGTTCTTCGGAACCGATGGCAGCAGCCCAGTCGACGGGTTGGTCTTCCCGATCGACTTGAACGACGTCGGCACCCAGAACGTCACCTGGAAGGGTGACGCAATGGAGTGCGCGTTGACGCCGGTCTGGGTACCGCCGAGTGCGGACACGATGTAACGTTTGCCGTTCACACCCGGGGCCTGGGAGGCCGCGAGGGTGTAGGTCGGAGAGGTCAGGCCAGTGATGGCCGCGCCGGTGACCGGCGATGCGGGAGCAAAGCTCATTTCCGTCTTTCCTTGTGTAGACCCGTAGGCCTTGAAGTTGATTACCCAAACAGCTTCTTCGCGCCGCGTGGGGCTGAACCGCCTGTGAAGACCGCAAGCAAGTTCGGTATCGCCAAACCGTCAGGTGACGGCAGGTTAAACCGTAATGCAGGGATCTCCAACGCACTAGGGATCGTGCGGTAGACGGCCTTCGTCGAGTAACGGTAACCACCGAGATTACCCCCTTGAGTCGCTGGCCTCCCGGCCAGGTCAGTTGTTGTCTTACCAGGGACAGTAAGAGTGCAGTGTTCGACTGTCTCATGCACAACCGTTTTCACGATGTACGTGATACGAGACGTATCAGTAGCCCAGGCAGCCATAATGCTGCCAATATTGGACACTGTATCCACTGCCCAACTGTAGGGTAGTAAGTTCCATACCGTAGGCACGAAGTTTTGGAAATTGAATCCCATCAACTGGTGCAAACGCTGGGCCGAACCAAATTCGGCAATTTCAGGATCGGGCTGAAGACCGACGCGGAAGATGACCTTTGAAGTGGCAACGCGCCTCCTGTTACGGAGGTAGTCGATGCCATTCATCGTCTCGAACTGCGTGTCAAGCAACAATACCCGGGTTTGAGCTCCGTAGCCTTTAATGCGCGTGTGCGCAAAATCAGCGGTGTTAAACCGCGACAGGGTTTCAGCTAGGTCCTTCAAGTCCTTGACGGAAGGACGGATGCCTAGTGAGAACTCAAGCCATGCATCGCGTATCTCTCGAGAAACCTTTTTCTCGACAGGCCGGAGACGTTTCACAACGCTCCGATCTCTAACGGGCGAACCCGTAGGCCCGATCACATAAGACCCAATGTACCTAACCAGCATTCGCTGCTGTTGTTTAAGGTGTTGGGCCCACATGCTAGCAAGCCTGTTTGCTACGCGTACTATCCCTTCACGAGTCTCTAGCGCCTCCCCCAGGGTCACACCCAGGTTCATATTGGAGCGTTGGTTACGTATTGCCTCGTAACACTGAGCTAGAGCCTTCGCCTCGGCCTCTGAGGTGTCCTGCAAGACGACTTGTGGCCTGGAAATCGGGTAAGCAAGCTGACCCAATACACCAAGCGTATAGTCCATCAAGGGCGGATTTCCCGTGGGGTTAGTAGTCCCCAAGGTGACGTATTTAAACGCTTCACCTTTACTTAAGGAAATCGATTCGTCGAATGCCTGCCCAGCCGTAGCAGCGTTCTGCTTCGCCTTTATCTGCATTTTCCATTTCGGATTACCATAACCAGTCCGCGTACGCGTGAGCGTAAACGGAATATAGGTCGTGATACTCGAGCCGGCGCCATTGTTGGCAGCAGAGTTCAGTTGAACGAACGAGATAGGCACGCCACGTGTCGTGGTCTTTGTAGCCATTCGAGTTCCTCAAAGTTAAGCGGTAAAGACACCGCCTAGAGCGGCCCCTCCGGG